GATCATTTCAATCAGCGCGTTGTCGTCGCCGATTTCGTTCTGCGTGATCGCCTCGTAATCGCCTTCGATCAGCGCGCCTTGACCGCACATGATGCCGCGGTGAACAGCGACCGAACCGAGCGTCTGCTGCGGTGCTTCGACGGTCGGGATGATGCGCAGGCCCATCAATTCCATGACCTGCCCCGTCTGATACGCTTGCGAGCCGTACTGACCTTGATAGAGCAGCTTGAAATCCGCATCCTTGAACAGACCCTTCAACTGCGCGTTATCGGCGTAGAAGTTGTAATGGCCGCCGATCGTCGGCACGCGGTTGTTACGCAGCACCGTCACGCCGGCGAGCAGGTCTTGCATCGTGAGCAGGTCGCCCGCGACGATTGCCGAGGTCGAGAGGCGAGCGTTCGGACGCAGCACCGAAGCGGCGTTCGAAGCGATGACCGAGTTGCCGGCCGTTGCGTCGGCGACGGTCACGTTGCCCGAGAACGTCAGCGTGCCCGACACGCCTTGCGGTGCGGTCGACACGTTCGAGCCGTCGACAGCGACGCCGGTCAGCGTGTAGCTGTTGCCGTTCGCGAAAACGACCGCGAGCGTGTTCGTACCGGAAACCGGAACGAGAACGCCATTGACCGACACGTACTGGAAGCCGCGCACGTCGTCGACAGCAACCGTCGCCGCCGGAGCGCCGAGGGTCGTGCGAACGCGGGTGTTACCCGACAGGTATGCGCCGAAAAGCTTGTTGCGCGCGAGACGGTCGAGCGATTGCAGCGCTTGAACGCCGTTCACATGCGCGTTCTGAAGGAACTGCGACGCGATGCCGACGCGAGTCGTGACCATGTTCAGGTCCATCGTGTCGCCGTACATGTCGATACCGAGCGTGTACTGCTCGATCGTCCAGCCGGACGGCGTGAGACCGTTGTCCAGGTTCGTGTTGCCGGCCGGGTTCAGCGGAGCCGTAACGGGCGCCTTCAGGCCGCGGCGGGTCTTGGTGATCGTTTCACCGACCGCGTTCGCGAACTTCTCGCGATCGGCGACGGCGCGGTAGGTGATTTGCGATTCCAGACCCGATTGAAATTCGCGAGCCAGGAAACCTTGCTGAATCGCCGGTTGAAGAGCGGCGGGGAAATTGCTGATCGGCATGTGTGATGCGTCCTTAAAAGCAAAAAGCCCGCACAGTGGCGGGCTTCGTTGGATGGGTTACTGCTCGGTTTCGGGCGGGTTTAGCGCGACGCCTTCAAGTACGCCGCTTTCTGTGCCTCGTAATCCTTCGCGTCTGCGGTGCGAACATCGACCGGCTTCGGGTCGCCGGCGGGCGGCGTCTTGCTCGTGCTCGACGTGCTCACTGCGGCGAAGAGGTACGGTTTCGCTTTCTTCGCGGCGTCGAACAGTTCGTCGGCGCCAATGAGGTCGCCTTTCTCGTCGAGCTTCACGCCGGCGAGGTCGAGCACCTTCAGCGCGTCGTTCACGTCGACGACGCCGTGTTTCGCGGCGACGGCTTTCAGTTCGGCGCGCAGCACGCGGTCGTTCGCGGCTTGTTCGGCGGCGGTGAGCGCGTCTTTGCTGCCGGTTTCGAGTTCCGCGACCTTCGCTTTGAGCGTCGAGAGTTCGGTGTCGCGTTCGCTGATCTTCAGCCGCCACGACTTGTTTTCTTCGCGCAGTTCGCTCACGTACTCGCGGGAAAATGACTCTTTCGGCGCCGCCTGTCGGTTGTCCGGTGCGTTGCCGCCAGCGTCATCGCCATCGGCGCCGAGGCGGAACGTTGCGGAGAAGCCGAGCAGGAAGGAAAGGAGATTCGAGATTCGCATGTGTGTGGATTCGGGCATCTGCCCGCCCTAAAAATGAAAAAAGCCCGCATCGAGCGGGCCGTTCGGTGTTGCGCATCGAGCGCGATCAGTTGCCGGTGTTATCCGGCACTGGTTTCAGTGCAACCGCCTTCGCGACCTCGCGAGCGTCCGCATCAGCGGTTTCGCCTTTGATCCGCGCGAGTTCGGCGGGAACGTCTTCGACGTCGTATTGCTCGGCGATCGATTCCGTTGCGGTTTGCTTCGAGAGCAAGCCGCCCGACGTCAGTGCGCCGAGCGTCGTCGCTTCGTTGGTCTTGTCGGCCCAGGTGGGCGCATACCATGCCGGCCATTTCAGCGCGAACGGCTTGTCGGTCTTGATGACGGGAATCTTCTCGCCTTCGGAATTGACCAGTGCGGCCCGCTGCGACGCCTTCGCGATCATGCGATAGAGTTGCAGCAAGCCCTTTTCGCCGTAGGAAATGCGCAGCTTGTCGGCGAGCCAGATAAGCGCCTGATTCATGAGTTCCATCGCGCGCCCCGACTGCGCGGCGGCGATCTTGTCGGCGTCGGCCTTGTTGCCGTGAATCGATTCGAGCGCAACCTGTCGCGCGAGGCGCACGTATTCGAGCAGCGCGTTCGTGCCGTCGCCGCTCATTTCGAGCAACTTCGCGTCGCCGTCAGCGCCGACCGTGATCGCGTTGCCGGCGCCCTTGACGAGCGGGCCGCCTTGACCGGTTGCCGGCTCTTTAATCATCAGCGTCGGGTCGCTCGCGTACTTCAGCGCGCGCCCGCCTTGCGAGAGCAGGTAATCAAGTTCGATGTTCGTGTCGATCGCCTTCGAGAACGTGCATTTGCCGTCGATGTCGTCGCCGCCTGGCAGGTTGCGAATCCAGACGATAGGCACGAAGCCGAGCGAGTGCGAGACCGAGCGCGAGGCGTCGCGCGTCATCGTTTCCGGTTCGTTGCCCTTTGCGACTGGCATCGGCTCGAACCATGATTCGGCGCTTTGGTCCCACTCGCGCCGAAACCAGAAGTCTTTCGCGAGGTCGTCGTCGCCGATCGGATAGCCGAGCGCCTTCAGTGCGCGGCCCTTCGTCTTGTAGAGTTCGACGACTTTCGCGAGCGAGTCGGGCGCGTCGTCTTGCCACACCGGCGTGAGGTATTGCGTGTTGAGCGCGTCGAAGAACAGCCGATTTTTCAGCACGCGCATCAGCACCGCGACCGAGCCGACCGCGCCACGCGTCGCCGCGTCGATCATGGTCTCGTTCAGGTGACAATCCTTCGCGATCGCTTCGAGCGCTTCGGCCGCGTCGGGGTTCTCGCTCGTGACCTTCGGAAAATGCTCTTCGGAGAACAGCAGGCCGACAGAATCATCGACGACCGACGAGCAGAGCGCATAACGCACCGACGGTCGGCGATCGCGCAGCGGAATGTAATCTTCGGCTTCGCTCTTCTCAGTGTGGAAAGAGTAGGGAAGCACGTCGTATTGCGTGCCGTCGAGAATCGCCGTCAGGCATCCGATCAGGTGCGCTCGATCGGGCAAATCTTTGTCTTTCGTGTGCCGCGCTTTGAGGGTTTGCCACATCAGTGAATCCGGTATTGTGTGAGATGGGTCGAGCCGATCACGCCATCAGGAACGCGCGTCATGACTGCGGAAACCGTGTCGAAGCCCGTTTGCTCGAACACCGCTTCGAACAGCCGCGGCTCATGTTCCGGTTCGTAATGCTCCATTTGAAGCAAGGTCGAATAGGTCTTGATTTTCATGTGCGCTCCCCATGATTTGCGAATTCGCCATAGACCATCGCCGCCGCAAGCTGGCGAACTTCCGCAGCCTCTTCGATCGTGTCGTAGAGGCCGAGGTACTTCAGCTTTTTCTTCACATGAACGTAAGCCTTCCACTGCCCCGTTTCTTTGAAGTAAGAGACGCCTTTCACGCCCGACGTATTGTTCGGCAGGGTTAGTCGGTTCATTCCGTTCTGCGAGCGGTTTGCGATGCGCAGATTTGCGCGTCGGTTGTTCGACTTGTTCAGGTCTATGTGATCGACGAAACGGCGATCATCGGGCGAGAGGCCGAGGATTTGGCGGTGCATGGATTGATACCGCTGCTTTCGCGTCGCGGGATCGTATGCCATGCGATACGCATACCCGACCTTATCGGCGCTCCACTTCCACTTGGAAAGCGACTCGTAATCCTCGTCGTCGACAAGGGCAACAAATCCGCGCGTCAAAATCATCTCTTTCATGGGCGTCAAATCTCCTAGAGAGAGTAGTTTAGCGCACAAGGTGATCGGATTGTGTGCGTTGAGCCGGAATCCAGTTGTGTTTCGTCCACAAGTAATACCCGATCGAATCGGGCATGTGATCGGCGCCACTCTTTTTGTCGGGCTGCCCGGTGTTCGGGTCATACACAAGCTGCTCGAAGCACTC